GATCCTACAGCCGTATCTGAAAGCATCGGTAAGTCTATTGCGATTCTTGAAGAAAACTCGTCTAACGATCTGAACTATTCAGCGGATATGTTGGATGCGCTGTACCAGATTCGTGATGCTCTTGGCGGACTTGAGAACCTTGTGGCCTCTGATCTTACTCCCGCAATCACCAATTTGATGACGCAATACGGTGATGGGCTCAAACAAGCTGGATTCATTTTCCGTGACCAGCAACTGAGCAAGGTCATGGCTAGTGGAAAGTACGAAGGCTATATCGGCGCTCGGGTCGAAACTGAATCTAGCCAGATGATGATTACCGTCAAAAAAGGCCAAACGATGGTTGCCGAGTACGGCGACAAATTTGCTAAAGAGTTTTTCAAAGTCATCGAAACGATGCGTACCGGCATTGACGAAGTGGGCAAAGTCATCGGTGTTTCTGAGTCTCAAATTGTTGATCGTCTGAAAGGATTCAAGATCAAAGGCCAACAGGTTGACATTGCCGGTCTAAGCGCCGAAGAAGCGGCTAAAAAGTTAGAAGCCGCATTTTCAGCCATGTCTGACACCATGGCGATGAAAGCCTTACCAGAATTTAAGGACTTCAAGCAATCAGGCGAAGGGTATTTTGAAACGATAGTCCGAGTTTCCGAAGGCATCAGTCGAGCCAAGGGAAGTCTTGAATTGCTTGGTATGGAAGCCATCAAGTACACAGACATCATCGACAAGAACAAGGACGTTGCCGCAGAGATCACTCGTCAGACCATCATGGCGCAGGGTGATTTGTCTGAGGGTACACGCGAGTACGTCAGGCAGTTACAAGGTTCTGCGGCTGACATTATTGATTCGTACAAGCAGATCCTCAACATCACCAACCTGATGCGCGGTGCGGGTTTCGGCACTGAAGATATCGACCGCACCATGATTAATGCGGCGGGTGGTTTGTCAGCATTTGAAGAAGCCCTGCAATCTTTCCGCGAAAACTTCATGACCGACGAACAAAGGCTGAAGGCTGACACGGAAGAGCTGACCAAGGCATTTGCGGAACTTAGTCGTGAAATGCCTAAATCAAAGGATGAGTTCTACGCCATCGCGATGGGAATGGATCGGTCTACCGAAGAAGGCAAGAAACTGTTCGCGCAGTTCATAAAACTGAACCCTGCATTTGCCGAAGTGACCGATGCCGCCAAGGAACTCGCTGATGCACAGGCAGAAGCCGCACAAGCATCACTTGAAGCCGCAAGAAAAGCCAGAGAGGAAGCCGAAGCCGCTGCCAAGAAAATTGCTCAGGCGTATGAAGATGCGTTCTTCACGCCAGAAGAAAAGACCGCAAAGCAACTGGCGGACCTTAAAAAGCAATTCGATGCACTTGGTGTATCAATGCCCGACACCAAGGAAGGGCTTCGCAAGTTCCTTGACGGCTTGAATCTGCTCGTCCCTGCACAGGAAGCCATATATAACCAGATCGTGCTTCTGGCTCCCGCTTTTGCCAATGCCGCTGATGCGGCCGCAAGCTATGCGCTGAAGCAAGAAGAAGCCGCACGAAAGGCGCGTGAGGCTGAGTACGAGGCATCCAAAAAGCAACACGATGAACTGATGAAGGCCCTCGAAGCCACAGCCAGTGATGCACTGGCGGGGCTCAAGGATGCTTATCAGAACCTTCAAAAGACCCAAGAACGGTTTATTCAGACCTCAAAGACGCTTAGAACATACTTGCTTGAACTGACCAACCTACAAGCCTCACCAGAGCGCCGGTATGAGTCGGCCATGCTTGAGTTCAGACGAGTTGCTTCCTTGGCCTCACAGGGCAACGAAGGCGCGATTGAACAGCTAGATGCCGTAGGCAAGGAGTTTCTCGACGCATCACGCGAATACAATGCTTCAAGCCTACAGTTCCAAAAGGACCGCGATGATGTCATCAAGGCGGTTACTGATGCAATCTCCTACACCGAGCAACAAGTCGATACGGCCACAAAGCAACTGCAAGCCATCGAGCAGTCACATGGCGTATTGCTTGGCATTAGCACTGGAATAGGCAACGTCACCAGTGGTGTTCTATCGGTCGCGCAAGGCATCAACAACCTGATTACCGCAACAAACAACTATCAGGCGGCAGTCAATGCACTGGCGGCGGGAAAAGGAGCGGCTCCCGTAGCGCCGACAACACCGACTGTCCCCGCGCCTACGGTTCAACCGATACCGATGCCCAAACCGGTCCCGGTCACGCCAGTATCCAGTGTGCCCCAAGTTCCGGGCGGACGGATGGGCTATAACCCGTTCCATGACGAGATCCCGCAAGTCTACAACGAGGATTATTCTCGTCGCATGATTCGGTTCTATTACCAGCAGTTGCTGGGTAGGGAGCCCGAAGGCGAAAGTGCGTACACGGGTCGATTGACGCTGTTGATGAACGAACTGATTTCAGCCGATGAGTTGGCTTACCAGTTCCGTCAAAGTCAGGAACACAAGGATTTGTTAGCCAGAGGCTTCATTCCCGGCTTTGCCAAAGGCGGCATGATGTCGGCGGGATTGTCACTGGTTGGCGAGTACGGCCCTGAGTTGGTCAGTTCGGGTGGTGGCTATGTGTCATCCGCAGGAGCCACGGCAAATTTCTTCAAGACGATCAAGGATGCTGTGGTCATTACCAGTGCCCAGCAGACTGAACTTCTCAAAGAACAGGTTGCTGAGTTACAGGCTTTGGTCAGACTGCAATCAGCGGCAAGCCGTGAAATGATTACTCAGCTTTCAGAACTCCGAAATGAAACGGCTGAAGCAACGCGCATTGCCAAGGTTGAGGCTTCTGCATGATCTACCTCGTTGAAATCGTTGCCGCAACAAACTCCGCAGGGGCCACAACTACCCTGCGGTTTTGCACCGAGAACTATGTCACCAAGCCGACTGACTCCCCGGCTAACACTTACTATGAGCCAAGGATCAAGACACCGGCTGACATCACCCGGAATCTGTTTGCATCAGGAACCACTTCGGGTGCAAGTCGCGTGGGCTATGGCGTAGTCGAACTGTCAAACGTCGATGGCGGTCTGGATTACATGGCGAACTACAGCTATGACAACCGCGCATTAACCATCAAAGTCGGCAACCCCACGGATGCGTATTCAGCCTTCACTACGATCCTTTCGGGGACGATGGAACAGGTGGAGTTCACCTTCTCGACTGTGACCGTCTTGGCGCGTGACAAACTGGCTGTCTTGGATCTTCCACTTCAGAAAACGGAATTCGCAGGAACCAACAGCCTCCCGTCTGGGCTTGAAGGGGTAGCCGATCTTAAAGGACAGAAAAAGCCATTCTGCTATGGCAAGGTTTACAACGTCCAACCGCCATCAGTGAATACCTCACGGTTAATCTATCAGGTCAATGATGCGGCGATATCGGATGTCACCGCAGTCTATGACCGGGGAGTGGGCCTGACCAAGGGGACGGCCTATAGCAATGTCAGCGACATGGAAACGAACGCACCGGCGGCGGGGTACTATCGTGTCCTTTCGACATCGACGGGCTCCTATTTTCGCCTTGGGGCCACTCCGACTGGCTTGATTACCTGTGATGTGACCCAAGGGGCCGCTTCTAGCAACCGTACAGCCGCGCAAATCATCAAGTTGATGGCGATTAAGGGCGGTGTCAGTTCGGGCGATATCAACGCTTCTGATGTGACCGCACTGGATACAGCCAACAGCGCAGAAGTCGGCATCTGGGTGTTCGGTGAAGAGTCTGGCCTGACTTGCATTGACCAGATCGCTCAGTCTGTTGGCGCATGGTATGGCTACGATGCCACAGGTCAGTTCCGCATGGGCCGGTTCGCGGCGGCATCAGGTGCGGCGGATCTTGAAATCAACGATGACAACATCATCAGCATTGAAACGATCAGGCCCTCTGATACCGACCGGGGGCTTCCTGCCTACAAGGTCATTCTGAATTACCTCAAGAATTACACGGTACAGGATACGGATGTGGCTACGAGCGTCACTGAGGCAAGGAAAAGTGTGCTGAAGTATCCGTCAGCCGCAACCACGGCAACCGATGCCACCGTGCAAACTCAGTATCTGCTGGCGTCTGAAATTGTTCGCGATACCTTGATGATTGATGGCACAGCGGCCAGTACGGAAGCCACTCGATTGCTGAATCTCTATAAGGTCAAGCGCACGATGTACCAGATCAGTATTGCACTGGATGTGACTGAAACGCTTCCTGACTTGAATGACGTTGCCAATCTGACTTTAGACCGCTTTGGGCTTGATTCTGGTACTCTATTCCGCATTATCGGCATATCGTCAAGCTATGCCAAAAATCGCGCTACGCTGACGCTCTGGGGTTAATCATGAGCAATATGATTCTTGCTTACCAAAACCGAATCGATACTTCGACGTTCGGTTCCTATGGTTCATGGGAAGCCACATTGCCGATCACCAATCTACAGAACCGCATCCTTAACAAGGTCGCACGCTCGACGGATGATGCCAATTCCAGTACGCGATTCCGTTTTTCGACCGACACGGCACGAATCATTGGTGCTGTGGCCTTCGTCAATCATAATCTGTCCGTCACGGCTCAATATCGGTATCGGGTGTATTCCGACAGCGGGTATACGAC